CCACTATTAACTACGTATCTCTATGGCAAGCCAATTTATCTTTGATGATGTTCCACAACGGAATGCAGCTACATTTAACCCGGACACGGGGTATGTGGCGTTTATCAGTAAGTATGGGCAACATCTCAACTTCACTGTTGCTCGAGTCTTCTTCCTCAACCAAAAAAAGGCCAAAATGGTCTTACATAAGACGGCACAACCAAGTGTCGACCTTACTTTTGGTGGGGTCAAATTCACAGTGGTTAATAACCATTTTCCCCAATACATTGCAAATCCTGTGCCAGACACTGCCCTTACACTCCATAGGATGTCAGGGTATCTAGCCAGATGGGTTGCTGAGCTCTGCCGAGGAAACCAAATTAAACTAGCGGAGGCAGCAACATTGATTGTCATGCCATTAGCAGAGGTCAAGGGTTGCACCTGGAACGATGGGTACACAATGTACCTAGGATTTGCCCCAGGTGCAGAAATGTTCTTAGAGACATTCGAATTTTACCCGCTTGTTATTGATATGCACAGAGTTTTGAAGGATGGGATGGATGTCAACTTCATGCGGAAAGTACTCCGCCAGCGTTATGGGACACTGACTGCAGAGGAGTGGATGACAACTAAGATAGAAGCAGTCAGGGCTGCATTCAACTCTGTTGCTCAGATCTCTTGGGCTAAGACTGGATTCTCTCCTGCTGCAAGAGCCTTCCTTGCCAACTTTGGAATCCAAATCTAAAAATATACCAGTTTCAAAGTTCCCTTTTACCTTTCTTTTCTTTGTGTATCATGTCTATGTGATACACGCCAATTCTGCTGCTTGTGAGATCTAAGCACAGTGGGGCATTTATCTTCCCTTGTTGGCATGGTGAGAATTTGCAAGTATAGTTAATTAGTGGAGAACACTAC